CTTCTGGACAGTAAACGTGAAGTATGATGGTAAGCGATATCGGGCAGGCGAACAGGCTGAAATAAAAGCCGATGATCGTAAAGAGTTGCTTTCTACTGGGCTGATTCGGGAGGAGGCTCAGAATGGAAGAAAATCTGAGTAAACTCAAATCGTTACTGGGCATACCGCTTGGTGATACCAGCAAGGATCAAAGACTCTCGTTTGCTTTGAGCTTTGTAATCGATGCGATCAAAAACTACTGCAATATCAAGGAAATCCCTAGTGAGCTTGAGAATGTGGTTTTGCAAATGGCTGAGGATTATTACCGGAGCAAATTCGCTGACGAGTTCCCGCAAGCTCAGGCTATCCAGAGTGTGAAACGCGGAGATGTTACAACAACGTTCGGCGCTTCCAAATCCACCATTAAAGCCGGCCCTGGATCTGCATTTGTACAGAACTATGCGGCGCAGCTAAACGCATTCCGGAAACTGAGGTGGTAACATGCCATTCGGAAACCCAGAATTAGAACGTATGGCGATTGAATCAACTTACGATGGCTTCTGCACAGTTACCGAGTTTCAGCAGGTTAAGGACCCTGTTACAAATGTAACCAAGCAGAAACTGGTTGTGGTGCTGCAAGATCAGCCTTGCGCTCTTTCACAAGCAACGCTGGCATCTGCTCGATCTGGTGACACGAACAATGCTATTGATTACGACGCTAAGCTCTTCATATCGCCAGACATTACGATCAAAGCAGGCAGCCGTATACGTGTTTTACAAGATGGCATGGACTACGAATTCGAGGAGACTGGAGAGCCCTTCCGATATCCTACACATCAAGAGATTAAGCTGAAGCGAGTCGATCGAGCATGAGTAAGATGGGCGAGTTCCATTTCGAGGAACTAAAGCAGTATCGGGATACGCTCAAGCAATTAGACAGAGAGTTCCCTGGCTTTATCGAAGAGTGCATACGGGAGTTGGCAGCTCGACTACTCGCAAAGACAATTGCGCGAACACCTGTCGATACAGGAGAGCTACGCAATGGCTGGACAATCGGGCCGATTCAGCGTGTGGGTGATAACTACCTGGTAGAGATCATCAACCCAGTTGAGTATGCACTGTATAGGGAATACGGACATCGCACACGAGATCATACAGGGTGGGTGGAAGGCAGTTTCATGCTAACGATCTCTCAAGAAGAACTCGAAGCTGAAATGCCAGCCTTCCTGGAACAAAAGATACAGCAGTTCATGAATCGTCTGGGGGGATGACCTTGGTTAGTGAGAAAATCAAATATGCACTCATCAAGCAGTTGGCATCCCGCGATCCAGAACTGCCTGTCTATGATGAGCAAGTTCAGCAAGGTTTTCAGGAGCCTTGTTTTTTTGTGCTTATGCTGAACAGTGGACAAACAAAGGAAGTTGATCGACGTTACAGAAGAGCTCTGCTGTTTGATGTGCATTACTTTCCGGCAGACACGTTGGAAAAGAAATCAGAATGCCATCGAGTAGCTGAACAACTCTATGAACAACTGGAATACGTCGAATACGATGGGAACTTGTATCGCGGACAGAACATGAGGCATGAAGTTGTTGGCGATGTGCTGCACTTTTTTGTGAGCTTCGACATTCATTTGTTGCGAAAGAAGCCGATTGTACCCAAAATGCGGACGTTAGAACAGGAGGGACATATCCGACATGGCTAAAAAAGAAACGCAAGGGGAGTCAAGTGCTCCCACCTACACTAAACAGCAATTCTTATCAGCTAAAAAGTTTGCTGGTCATGGCGATGTGCTCAACGCATTGTTAGCTGATGATCAGGTCTATACGATGCAGCAGGTCGAAAAGCTGCTGAATGATTTTTTGAAAAAGGAGGTTCAATAGATGGCAGGTGGAACATGGGTTACACAAAATAAAGTACGTCCAGGTCCCTATATCAATTTCGTTAGCGAGGGTAAACCACTTGGAGTTGTCGGTGACCGTGGAATCGTTGCAATGCCTCTTGCTCTTAGTTGGGGAGAGCAGAGTAAAATTATCGAGCTACAAGCAGGCGATGACGTATCCTTGTCGCTTGGATATGACATAACTGCGCCACAGGTATTACTTGTGCGCGAGGCGATGAAACGTGCCAAGACATTGCTATTGTATCGTCTCAACAATGGCACAAAAGCAACGGCTACTGCCAGCAGTTTGATTGTGACAGCCAAATATGGTGGAGTACGGGGAAATGATCTATCTATCGTGATCCAGGCGAACATAGATGATTCTTCTCTGTTTGATGTTAAAACACTGCTTGAAGGCAGAGAGATGGATCTACAAACAGTTGATGGACCATCCGGATTAAAAGCAAATGATTGGGTTGTTTTTAGCGGTGAAGGAGCTCTTGCACCAACGGCAGGTGTGCCTCTAACTGGAGGGACAGATGGAACAGCAACCAATCAGGATCATCTGGATTTCTTGGCAGCTGCAGAGTTGTATGATTTCAACACGATTGCACTACCATCCAATGACATGACGCTCAAATCCGTCTACGTGGCTTTTGTTCGTCGGTTACGGGAGGATGAGGGCAAGAAGGTTCAGGTCGTTCTGGAGAATTACCCTGGAGCCGACTACGAGGGTGTATTCAGCGTCAAGAACGGAGTGCTACTTTCAGATGGCACAACACTCACAGCTGCACAGGCAACCGCGTGGGTGGCAGGTGCAACTGCGGGTGCTCAGTTGAATCAGTCGCTTACATTCCAAGCCTACGATGATGCTGTAGACGCTGTACCGCGCTACACAAACTCACAAATTGAAAAGGCGATCATTGCTGGTGAATTTGTCTTTGTGCCCAATAACGGCCGTGCCATTGTAGAGCAGGACATCAACAGTTTTACCAGCTTTGTACCAAAGAAGGGTAAAGAGTTTTCGAAGAATCGAGTGATTCGCGTTCTTGATGGTATCAACAACGATTTTAAGAAGATCTTCGAAACATTCTACATCGGGAAAGTTGATAACAACGATGACGGGCGAAACCTGCTGCGAAATGAATGCAACACTTATATGAACACTCTGCAAGGGATCAACGCTATTCAGAATTTCGACCCAAGCACAGATGTGATTGTGTTGCCAGGACATGACTCAGACAGTGTTTATTCTGAGGTCAATGTGCAACCAGTAGACGCTATTGAAAAAGTCTATATGGAAGTGAAGGTGAAGTAAGATGGGATTCTTGCATGCAAAAGATACAATTTCCGGGCAGGAAGCCCGAGCCTACGCAACCATCAACGGTCAAGTTGAGGAGATGTTCTATGCGAAGAAAATCGAGGCTAAGGTTAAGAAGACGAAAAAAGGGATTAAGACGTTGAATAAGCGAGGTACCCAGAACAAGGCAACAGGCTGGGAAGGTACAGGCACCATGACGATTTATTACACAACCTCGCTTTACAGAAAGCTCATGCTTGATTATATGAAAAACGGGAAAGACACTTATTTCGACCTGCAAATCGTCAATGAGGACCCGACTTCATCTATTGGCAAGCAGACCGTCATCATCAAGAATGTGAACCTCGATGAGGTTACGCTTGCTGCTTTCGATGTTGACGCTGAAGTAATGGAAGAGGAAATTAGCTTCACGTTTGATGATGCAGATATTTTGGACGAGTTCGGCCAGCCAATCTTAGGCGAATAAAAAACTGGGGGTATTAATTGATGAGTGAATTGAGCGTATTTTTCATGCAGAATGTTGAAACAGATATTACTGAGGAGTTCGAGGTATCAAAACGATTCAAAGATGCAGAAGGAAACCCTGTTCCGTGGAAATTGCGAACGATGACTGAAGAAGAAAATGAATCGATCCGTAAATCGGCACAAAAGCGAGTAAAGTTAAAGGGCGGACAGTATACCACCGAAACAAACAATGATGAATACCTTGCTAAACTGGCAGTAGCTAGCGTAGTGTTTCCTGATCTAAAGGATGCTGAACTCCAACGTTCTTATGGTGTATTGGGTGCTGACAAGCTGCTGCGCAAAATGTTGCTACCAGGTGAATATGGCCACTTGCTAGAAAAGGTCCAGGAGATGAACGGTTTTGACCTGGACATTAACGATCTGAAGGACGAAGTAAAAAACTAATCAAGGAGGACGATGGTGAAGCTAATTACGCTTACTACGCCCTCCACGAACTCAAAATTTTACCACATGAGTTAACTAGAATGTCGAAGCGTGAGAAGGCAGCTATTTATGCAATGATCGACGTTCGAGTTAAGCAGGAGAAACCCAAAAGTAAATAGCGGATTTACCCTCTCTCGCAAATAGCTATGGAAATACTCGCTGAACATTGTTAGTATTTTCCTATAAGCGTTCTGGGGGAGGGTACTTCTATGAAAAAAATCGTTGCTGGTATTGCGATCGGGATGGTCTTGTCGTTTAGCGCAAGTGCCTTGGCTGGTCCAATCAAACAGTATCTGTTGACTGAGGTTAACTATCCGGTCGTTGTGAACGGCAAAGAATACAAGGATGCTAACAGTCCGATCCTAAATTATCAAGGTAACACATACATTCCGTTGGCTAAGATTGGCGAGTTAACTGGTGTGCAGTATAAATGGAACGATGAAAAGAAACGCGTGGAAATTGGTGCAGCTGAAGCGACAGGCGGAGTTCTTACTGGGGCGACAATCTTACCGGGAACAGACTATCCGATCGTAGAGGCACCTAATCCAAATGGGTATAAACAACTGATGGATGCTGATGATACACAGTTGGTCATAGCGAAGATGGAAAATTCGGCCCTTCCCCCTAAGCTAAGTGAGGGATGGATGAGCGAAAAGCTAATCAGGAAAGCTACTGACGAGTATTCAGTAAGTTTCAAAGGCGATGATAATTCAACGATTGTTATCGGGAGTACGTTTGCAACTGATCCAAAGGAAAGGGAGAAATGGACACTCAAGCTTCCTAGTGACTTTGCAAAGAGCAAAGACGGATCTGTTGAAGTAGACGGAGTAAAGATGAAGAAATATAAGGGCTTTATCTATTTCAATATCGCAGACTTGGAAAACATAGGAGTTCTAAAAAAGTAGAGCATGTTCGAAAAGCACTCTAAATAGGGTGCTTTTTGTTTTGCCTGAAAGGAGGAAAAGATATCGCGACAATCAGATCGAGCCTCAAATTATTTGATCAATTTAGCCAAGTGTTGAATCGAGCTAGGCAAGGCATGGATACCATAGTCAATTCAGCAGACCGCGTTCATCAGTCATTGCAACAAAGAATGACTGTGAATCTTGATGTATCAAGCGCGGTTGCACACGTTCAGCAGGTTAAAACACAATTAGCCTCAATTGGTGGCACATCTGGTCTCCGAATCATCATTGATGCTGACGCAGTTGTACGAACACTCTCACAGATACAGAATAGGCTGCGATCGTCAGGTGTGAGGATTATTTTCGATACCTCAACAATAAAAACGGAAGCGCAACAAGTGCGATCGATCATCCTTTCACAACTAGGCCAGATTAAAACGAACATCCAAATTCAATTACCTGCATCGCTAACTGTGATGTTCACGAATATCCAAAGGCTTGTCATGAGGCTGCTCGTTGCAGTTCGACAACTAAGCAGAACGAACACAGGATCACAACAACTCCAAGCAGCCCTACAACGAATAGCGGCGTTAGAGGAGCAAATCAATCGATCACAACAGCAGCTAAACGGAAGGCTGCGAGAAGGTGGATCTGCGTCTGAGGGGCTATTGAGTAATCTTAAGGGCATGGCTGCCACCTATCTTTCAGTTCTCGCATTACACAAAGCAGTTAGCTTTGTTAATTGGTCTGACGGGATTGCTAGCACAAATTCACGATTAGGCATGATCAATGATGGTACTCAGACTCAACTCGAGCTTCAACAAAAGGTCATGAATGTGGCAAATGAAACCAGGCAGGCTTATAAAGAAACGGCGAACATGGTTGCCCAACTGGGGGCATCAACACAAGGTGTTTTCAAGACAAACAAAGACTTGCTCGATTTCACTTCACGTTTCAATAAACTGCTCGTTACGGGTGGAGCAAATGCTGAAGAAAGTAAGAGTGCCATCCTTCAAATGACGCAAGCCTTGGCGAGTGGTGTCTTGCAGGGTGATGAGCTCCGTTCATTGAGCGAAACAGCTCCATTACTGATGAAAGTGTTGGCTGATGGGTTGGGTGTGTCTCGGGGGTCTTTAAAGCAGTTAGGTGCTGATGGGGAACTTACTTCTGATAAGATCGTAGCTGCTTTCGCCAAACAAGATGCTTACATCAACAAGCTATTTGCGAAAATGCCAGTAACCTTTGGACAGGTAATGACGATGGCTCAGAACAAGATGGTAACCTGGATCGCAACACTCAATAAAGCTGATGGTCCAATACAAAAGCTCACACAGTCCATAGCAGGCTTGATGAATTGGATGGATACTTCACAGGGGCAGGGTTTCCTAGATGGTTTATCCTCTGGAATCAGATTAGCTGCAGATGGAGTGGCTTGGTTTGTTAGTCTCGTAACAAATAATATGGAGATCGTGAAGAATATTCTGCTCTCACTTGGTGTGGTGTTGACAGTAGTTGGTGCATACTGGATTGCGACTTGGGTTGCAGCTGCGTGGCCTGTGTTAGCAGTCGTTGCTGGTATAGCTTTACTTGTGACGGTTCTTAATCATTTTGGAGTATCCGCCCAGCAGATTATCGGATTCGTTGCAGGTGCATTCGCCTCGTTGTTCGCATTCCTTTATAACCAAGTTAGCTTTGCATGGAATTTCATTTTGGCTTTCGCAGAGTTTTTTGCAAACATCTTTATAGATCCGGTGTACGCCGCAAAAAAGCTAATCTATGATCTGGACATGGCATTCTTCGATCACATGTACAACATGGCACGATCTGCGGAGGACTTTGCGGGTGAGTTTATGAAGTCAATTCTTAACGCGGTGAATAAAGCGTTGGAAGGTTTTAATTGGCTTGTGGATGAGGTGAACGGAATGTTTGGCACCGATTTCACAAAAGCAGAACTGTTCAATGCAAATAATATCCACGCTGTTAGTGACAAAATCAACGAAATGAGAAACCGACTAGAACAACCTATCAGCACAAAAAACGTTGTAGATTTCTCGGGTTATCGAATGAATGAAAAGAATTTAGCGAGTGCCTTTGGTAGCGGAAAAGACTATGGCAATAACCTTTTTTCCAAACTATCCAACACGATGGACGATATCAAGATCAAAGGAGATGCTTGGTCAAACGGAACGTTAAACCGAGTAAACGAAGTGGGTAAAATCAAGGAGAAAGTGGATATTTCCAGCGAGGACTTGAAAGTAATGCGGGAGCTTGCTGAAATGAAAAACATTCAAAACTTCGTTACGTTACAGCCCACAGTTAGTGTAACAACAGGTGACATCAACAATGGATATGACATTGATACCATCATCCGCAGAATTGAAAAATCGTTAGATGAAGAGATTAAAACTTCTGCTCAGGGGGCGTATGGCCTTGGATAATGTGCACATGAGTTTGAGTTTCAACAATCAAGCAAAGATTATTTATTTTCCTGTTTTGCCTGAGAAGATTGAAATTGGAGATGGCCAAAATAGCAAAAGTTACACAACTGAAGCCCTCGGTGAAATAAATGTGATCAAGTCGCCGAAACTTACAATCTTTAAATTTGAAAGTGAGTTTCCTGCTCAGATTTATCCTTATGTCACGCAGCCTCAATACTTAAAACCTCCATTCGAATATGTAGCGGACATAAAGAGTTGGATGGCAACAAAAAGACCTGTGCGCTTCATCTATGCAGGGCAGAGTTTCGATATAAACGAGGCAGTTTCAATCGAATCCTTCGACTGGAAAGAAGTCGCAGGGACAAACGGGGATATTGAATTCAGCATCATCTTAAAAAAGTACGTTTTCTACGCAGCACAAAGGGTTACCACTACTACGGATGCAAATGGACAAACTGTACTCATCAAAGAGCCACCAAAGAGACTTGACGAACGAGTGCGGCCAGAAACGTACACGCTTAAACCTGGTGATAACTTGTGGATTGTAGCTAGGAGAATACTGGGTGATGATTCTAGATGGAGAGAGATCCAAACGCTAAATGGTCTAACAAACGCTGATTTGAAAAAGCTTCCTGTTGGACTTGTGCTGAAGATTCCACAAACGTAGGTGATGCTGTTTGCTTAATGTCGTAATCGATAACAGGAATGGGACGTTGTGGGATATATCGCAGATCGTTTCGTCAGTTACTTGGAAAATGAGTCGCATTGGAAAGCCATCATCAATTGATCTTACGTTCATTAAGGGAGGTATCTACCAGGATACTTCCTTTGCCATGAACACCGGAGACGTCATCCGAATTCGAAGCGTTGAGCCTAACGCTGATTTGTTTTATGGATATGTGTTCGAAATTGCTGATGGACAAGATGAGGATGTAACAATCAAGGCTTACGATCAGATCCGTTATTTATTGGCAAACGACACATATGTGTTTAAAAACATAACAGCCTCAGAAGTGATCAAAAGAATAGCTGATGATTTTAGCTTGAAGACTGGAGTCATTGAAGACACTGGGTACAAGATTCCAAAAATGCTGGAAGATAATAAAAAGCTTCTAGATATTATTTGGAAAGGCCTCACCATGACGTTAATCAACTCGGGTAGAAACTTCTCATTTTTTGATGACTTCGGTGCTTTGTCGCTACAGAATATAGAAAATCGAGTGGTGGATTTTTTCATTGGTGACGCAAGCCTGATGATAGGTTATGATTCCTTTCGCTCTATCGAAGATTCCTATAACCGGGTAAAGCTCGTCCAAGACAACAAGAACACGAAGAAACGAGATGTATACATTATTCAGGACAGCGCGAATATTGACAAATGGGGTAAGCTACAGCTTTTTCACAAAGTAGACGAGGATCTTAATGCAGCCCAAATAAACGAAATGCTTCAACGGCTCATTGAAACGAAAAACCGCGAGCAAAGGAAGTTTCGAATTGAAGCTATTGGTGATGTGCGAATTCGTGCAGGTAGCTATGTTCGGATTATTATCGACAAGCTAGGAATTAATCAGCTTTTTCTTGTGGACGAATGTACACATAAATTTGATGAGGGGGACCACACCATGAGTATGGAAATGAGGTTGATCTAATGGGGTTATTGGATAGCATCAAGAAAGCTGCGGCTGGATCAATTGAAGACAGCAATCCTGTGGCGATCCACTTCGGTACCATCACACAGCAAAATCCTCTTGAGGTGAACGTTGATCAACGTCTCATACTCTCGGAGGATTTTTTTGTTCTAGGTGAAGATGTCAAACAGAAGATTCTGAGGCCAGGAGATACATTGCTACTACTGCGAGTACAAGGCGGACAAAGCTATGTCATATTAGATAGGGTGTGAGAGTGGTGATACCACAAGGGAGCATATTAAATAACTCGCGTGAAGAAGTGCAACAACAGCCCAGCCGAACATATCGTTTGGACCCAGTTACCAAGAGAATATATGGAATGATAGATGGGATTGAAGCAGTAAAGCAAGCTGTTCGCCTTACCTTAGGAACAGAGAGATTCGAACACCTCATCTACAGTTCGAACTATGGTGGTGAGCTGAGGGAGATGTCTGGCGCTGATTCAACATATTTTTCATCTGAGATCAAGAGAAGGATTCGAGAAGCCCTCATCCAAGATGATCGCATAAGAGAAGTTCAGGATTTCCGTATCTCTCATTCAGGTGATAGTGCCTTAGTTACATTTACGGTTATTTCAGTGTTTGGGAACTTCCAAGAGGAAAAGGCGGTGAACGTGCGTGTATGAGCATATGACGTTTGATAAGATCATGCAACGCATGTTGGATCGCATTCCAAATGACGTTGATAAGCGCGAGGGAAGCATAATCTATAACGCATTATCTCCTGCTGCTGTAGAGTTGTCGCAGCTCTATAAGGAGATAGACATCAACTGGGAACAATCCTATGCAGACAAGGCTACAGGGATACCCTTGGAACGGCGTACAGCTGAACAGGGGGTAAACAAAAAGGAAGCATCCTCAGCCAAACGTAAAGGTCTGTTTTACGGCCGCGATGGGCAACTGGTAGATATACCACTCGATGCCCGTTTCTCGCTTGAAGATTTAAACTACCGCGCTGTAGAACGCATCTCAGTTGGGCAATACGTGCTGGAATGCGAAACTCTTGGGATTGTCGGCAACAGTCAGTTTGGAGACTTGATTCCAATCGATTATATCGACGGGTTAACTCGAGCAGTTTTGGCTGATGTGCTGGTGCCTGGTGAGGATAGAGAATCAGATGAATCATTGCGGAAGAAGTACTTTGACTCATTGAATGAGAAGCCGTTCGGCGGGAACATCGCTGACTACAAAAAGAAGCTGAACGATATCCCTGGTGTTGGTGGAGCCAAAGTCATCCCAACGTGGAAAGGTGGAGGAACCGTCAAAGGTGTACTTATCGGCAGCGATTTTAACCCACCAGCAAGTGAGTTAGTGAACGATGTTCAAACAGCAATTGATCCGGTCGAGAATAGTGGGCTGGGCATCGGCCTTGCGCCTATTGGGCATCGCGTCACGATTACAGGTGCTTCTGACGTTACAGTAAATGTTGAAACGACTTTAACGCTTGATACAAATACCACACCTGAGCAGATACAGCCAGAAATCGAGGAAGCCATAGGAGATTATTTGCTGGCCCTCCGCAAGACTTGGAAAGACGAAGAGCAGCTAATTGTTCGCTTGAGTCAAATCGAGGCTAGGTTCCTTACTGTGCCCGGTGTTCTTGATGTTAGCGGCACCAAGATTAATGGAGTGGAAAGTAACCTAGTTGTAGGGAAAGAGCAAGTGCCCGTTCAAGGTGGTGTTGTGATTGTCGCAACCTAACCGCTTGTTATCGTATCTGCCAGAAGAGTTATACGACGTCAGGGAGTTTGAAGAGATAGCGAACGCCTCTGAACCTGAATGTGACTTGTTGGCTAACGCTGTCCAGCAATTGCTAGATGATCAATTCGTAGAAACGTCCAGCGAAAGTGGCATTGCCAGACGAGAGAAAATGCTCGGAATTCAAGCCGATAAAAGAGTGGAGTCGCTTGAATTTAGAAGACAACGGATCATCAATCGCCTGTCTACAAAACCTCCATTTACTGAGCGATTCTTGCAGCAGCGACTCGATCAACTCGTTGGGCCCGGGGTTGCTAAAGTTGTCGTCGATGTTCAGAACTTTCATTTGTATGTGACAGCAAAAATTGATGATGCACCCGTGTTCAAAGAAGTCGTTCATACTGTTCAGCAAGTAAAGCCGGCGAACATGGTGTATCAACAGCAAACAGCTTTACACGATGCTATTCAGCTGGCAGAGAGAATATCAAAGGCTGTTCTCACTCGAATGACTAAATTATCCACTACATGGAAACTCGGTGTCACACCATTTGCTGTACGCGGTGAGGAGGAACAAATCAAATGATTGAAGACCGGTTTCTTTCAGATGTTGCTGGTTTCATTAATAGCTATATAACAAAGGTGGTCTTGAACGAAAGTTTCGAGATCACTTCTTTTTTGGTCAAAGAAGTGTGTGGCAACTTGCTGTATCTGGAGTATTTGGTTCCAGCAGCCAGCGTCAGTGAAGTTCGCCTCATTCAACCACAAAACGCACTAGGTAATGTTGTGAGTACGAATGAGGTGTATGTAC